GCATGGCAGATTTAAATTCGGGGCTAGACCTTATTTCAGCCTCACGTCGCGCCCCCGCTACTTCTTGCGAGCTTCCGCCACCAGACAAGGCGTCAACTTCTGCGCGCAATCCGGCTATGCCAGAACCACGCCCAAGATTGGCGACAAAGGCCTGAGCTTCGCTGGCCGCCCGGCCCATTTCATTTGCTAAATTAGAGGTAGCCCGCGCAGTTGCGTCTGCGCTGTCTTCGGCGTCATCAATGGATCCCCCCATGCCATCTGCGTCATCGGTAAGGTTTTGGATTGTTTCTCGCGCCATTTCGAGTGACGCGCGCGCCGCGTCCACTTGTGCGCCTACGTCAAACAGCAGGCCGCCCGGCTGGCTGGCAGATTCCGCAAACAGGGCGTTGCCGTCTGCTTGCACTCTGAGAAATGCCAATTTCGCTTCAACGTTGGCAAGAGTCGCCTGCGCATCGGCTTCCATAGCCTCAGCGCTGGCAAGCACTGCAAGTCGGGATGGCTCTGACCTGTCATTAGCGTAGGTGTCGAGCGATGCGTTCAGATTATCAACAGAGCCTTTTAATACATCAGTGACCGCCGCCGTGACGCCGGTGGTGTCGCCAATGTCCTGATATTTCCGGTAGAGAAGCGTCAGGCCAGTGGCCAGCGCGACCAGAGGGATCGCGTTCACAGCAAAGGCCAGCGCCCCGGCAGCCGTTGCACCCCCAAACAGAGAAGCCGATAGCGTAGTCAGGCCACCTATAGCTGCCGGGATGCTACGCACGGCCAAAATTCCAACGGAAATTACTAAGACATCAACATTATCTGCCGCAAATTGAAACGCACCTGCGATGCCCTGCAACGCTTTCAGACCAACCTCAGCCATTGCAAACATGGACGCGCCGATGGACTGGATGGACGCCACGAACTTAGGGTCTGATATTGTGCCGATCAGGCTTTCAACGGCTGCGCTAAGGCCTGCCGATGCCTCAGTGCCAAGCTCAAACACGTCCCCCCACGCATTGCCAAGGGAAGCCAGAGCGCCGCCCAGTGTACCGCGCGCGGCCTCAGCAGACGCACCAAATTGTGTTTCTAGTTCTTTCAGGATGATAGCCTGAGCGCCCGCAACATCACCCAGCCCCACCAGAGCGGCAGCAGCGTCTTTCTGGCTATCTGTGAACTGCACGCCAGCCTCGGCCATCGCGGCCATGCCCTTGACAGGATCATTTAGCGCCTTGCCGACTTGTAGCGCCGACGACTGCAAGTCTTTGCCCAAGGCGGTGGCCATATTGAGAACGGCCTCGGTCGCGTCGTCAAATTCATCGCCTTTGATCTGCGTGAATGTAAGCAACACGCCCTGCATGGAATTGATGGCTTCATCACCAAAGTTTGTGATTTTCTGCAATTCAGCAGCGTTTTGGTTTAGCTGGTCGGCGGTTCTTTGTGCCGCGCCACCTGTTGAAAGGATGACGGCGGCAAGCTGCGCCTGCGAGCTTTCAGCGGTGATCGTTGCATCAACAAACTTCCGAAAAGACACGCTGGACGCGGCTAGGGCGGCGACTGCCCCCACCGCAGCCGTTGCAGCCGCAGCCATTCCAGCAAACGCCAGTTTTGAAGACTTGCCCAGCCGCGTCGCTGCGCCCTCAGCGCTGCGTCCCTCCTTGCCGAACTTGTCTAGGTCTTTGGTGGCAGTCCGCGCTTGGCTGCTGTCGATTTTTAACGCAAGTTCGGCGATATCGGTCATGTGCGCGTCCTTCTGTCTAGGCTATTCGCCCGTTATCACCTTGAGCGCCTTCGTCGTCTGCGCGTCGAATATCTCAAGGTCACGCTTGGACTTGGGCCAGTCCCACGGCGCATCCGTGCTGCGATTATTAGACCGCCCGTATTCGGCCACATAGGCGTTTGAAGCTATGAGGGCCGCGTCCACTTCATACGGCGACATGAGACCGCAGGTTGCGGCGACAAAGTCCATGATCTGCCCGGCGCTAATGCCCTGCCTGCCGCCCATTTCCATCGGGGCGCAAAAGCCAACGCGCTGTAGGATATATGCCGCGTCGTGAAGGCCACTTCGATCGGGCAGGATATGGGGCGCGTTGTCCAGCTGCGCCCAACGCACGGGAGCCTTTTCAGAGTCCGCGCATTGCAGCCAAGCAAGTTGACGCGCCCACAATATCAGGCGGTCTTTGTCGCCTTGGTCTTTTTTCCCACTGCGGTGATCTCCAGATCAACTGATGTGCGCAGATGCTCAAGCGCGGCAAAAAGGGCTGTGCAGCTTTCAAGGCTGAACACAACCGGCTTGCCATTGTCTTTCAGGTTCCAACCATCGCAGCATCGGGCCAGCAACTCGGACATGCGACCGTCGCCCTTGATCATTTCCGCGTCGATCTCATCCTCAGTCATTTCTGTGTCCACTTCCGCATCGGGCTTATCGGAGCGCGTGGATTTGATGTGCATCTTGCGCACGGCCTTCTTAAACCGCGTGCCACCGACGGGGTGCATGGTCATTTCTAGCTGGCCGTCCTCGCCGTTTTTGAAGCCATCCGGCTTGCAGAGAAATGACTCAAGGCTTTCGTCAATTACTGCGGGCTGGCCGGTCAGTTTTGCAAAGTCCGTCATGTGATAAATTCCTGTGGTTTTGGTTAAAAGGCCGCATTGGTTAACCACGCCAATGCGGCCCTATCCGTCAAACGCCAGGAGGAAAGAAACCAGCGCGTCGGGATGCTTACGCAGCGACCTTGATGTGCTTGCGATAGAACTCAGCCGCGATGGTGGCCATCAGCACGCTGCCGATTGCCGCGATTGGCGTGTAAGACGTGATGATTGCGAGGCGGTAGTAGACATCGCCATTTGCAAGCGTGAACTCCAAAGCTACTTTTTTGGTAGCATCCGAAGTGGCGTCCGCCGCCGTTTCAAGGGCAACTTGGCCCGTGTCAGCGCCGTCATAACCAAACATCAGTTCGCCAGCGCCAGCGCGTAGCATGTCAACGATTTTCGTCTCTTCGCCTGTAGAAATGTCGTCAAAGCTGGCAGTATCGAAAACACCCGTCATAGAGGGCGGACCAGATAGCTTACCGCAAGCAATGTAGGTCATTCCGGGAAAACCTGTTGATGCGTCGTCGTCGTGAGTTGTGGGCAGGGTGGCAGAAACGCCAACCGTGATGCCGACAGATGATTGCAAAGCCATGAGAGGCTCCTTCACTGATTGGGATGATCCCGGCCTAACCCCGCTCAGGGAAGCGACCCGCCGGGAAGGCCGCTATTCTTGGGCGCGCTGGATGCCGTCTTTGAAGCCGACCTGGATCTCGCCGTTTATTTCTGTGATGTGTGCAACCGTGCCGCTGAAGTTCTTGCCGCCAGTTGTCTGAAACTTGATCTTTGTGCCAACCTCGGGGGCCTCGCCCTCGGTGAATAAGCATGGCCCAGTCAGGATGCCGACCTTTGCGGGCTTCACGTATCCGGTGATTGGCGCGTAACTATTTTGGGCCGCCAGAGAGGGTGTTTTTTTCTTGGTCATGTCGGGGTTCCTTAGCTGTTGAGTGCCGAGTAGCGGATCGTCAGGGGAACGCGCCAATCTCGGTCATCAAGGAACCCGCTAGCGATATTGGCGGGCTGTTCAATTGTGATAAGCCCGCCGGTAATTGGAATGGTCAGCGCCTGCGGAAACAGAGCTGAGACGGCATCGGCATAGTCATTGGCTGCATCGTCGCCGTCGCCAAACTCGACCACCACCACGACGGCCATCACCCCCGTTTCCTGGATCACATCAGCCGACAGCATCGGGCCGGTGCGGGTCTGCGAGGGGAATAAAACCTCAAAATATGGGCGGGCCATTGCGCCTTGCGGCTCATATGCAGGCCAAGTGCCGAGCAGGCCCGTGCCACCCGCCGCAAGTCGCCCCGTGAGTGCGTTGTTTATGTCGCTGCGCTTCATCCCAGTTCCGCCCTTGCTTTTCTGACGGCGCCCTTGACGTAGCCCTGCCAACCCGCTGCCGCGACATCGATCCAGTACGTGCCGGGCACGCCGTTTGCGCCGTAGTGGACCGCCTCGGCGTATTCAGCGCCGCTGCCCTTGCCACCCCATGCAAACCTTGCCGTGTCGCCTGCCGTCATTTGCCCTGCGACAAAGGCGAAGCTGGTCGCGCCAGAGATTGCCGTGCTGCCGTTCAGGCTCGACTGTAGCGACGAAGCCAGGGCGTTTAAGTCGCGCGGGATCGTGCCTTTGACCCGACTGCCACCGCGATTGATGCCCGGCACGATTTTGATGTCAGCCACCAAGTCATTTGTGGCTTGCGAAACTACCGCGTCCATAACCTTTTCGGTCTTAGTGACCCACTTGGGAAGGTCAGCGAAACTGTACGTGGTCACATCAGCGCCCTTGTTTGCGCCAGTTCTTCCGGCGTCAGGCGCTCGGCCAAGCCCTTGATAAAGTCAACGCGAGGCCTCACCACACAGCGACAATTCACCACCTCAGACGCAGGCGCAGATTGATCGCCGGGATACATCATTGCGAAGCCGCCAATATCAAACGCCTCGCCTTGCTGGCGTATCTGCCCATCTGCTGCGCGGTGACTGTCGCGCGTTGCGCTGTCGCCAGCGGAATCCCATTCTCGTGTGATGGCCC